ATGTACCAGAAAATGAAGTACGACCAGCTAAAAACGATTTTGTTGCGTCTGTTAAAGCTGTATCTTCTACTACGTCTGCTGTTGTTTCAAGTGTAAAGCCAGTTAGTTCCCCAACTCCTGTTCCACCTACTGTTACAACTCCTTCTTTTCCGTGATGTGTTGCCATGTCTTTTTATCCTTGTTAGATTTTGGTTTAGTTTCTTTTTCTTGCTTATACCCTAGACTTAAAAAATGTTCAAGATTAGATTCATTAATAATTATCTCTGAATTATCTTTATATAATTTAATGTCTTTAGCCATAAGTCCTTTTATTCTTTTTCTTCATCTTCGTCAAGATTATTGAACTCGTCTAATTCAGGGAAATCTTCTATATCTTCGTCAGTTTCTTTTTCTTTATAATTGTCTATCTTTTGTCTACTGTCCATACATAGTAGAGATATTTCGTCTACTAATTTTTCAATAGTATCTAATTGACTTTCTAACTTATCTATTAATTGATCTGCTTTAGCCATTATGGTGTTCCTGATTGATATTCATACATACATCTAATTGTCATTCTTATTCCACCAACAGGAAACAAACTACCCTCGTCAGTTTCTACTTGAATGACTTCTGTATCTAATGCGTTATTGTTTCTCGTAGGGTCTGTTTCTAAAGCTGTTTCAATAGCAGTGATTAAAGTATTTCTTGCAGTGTCTATGTTATCATCTGCCCCTTTAACAAAACCTAATACAACAAAATCTATTGTACCTATTCTAGTTCTTGCACCACTACCCATCTCTGAATCATCTCTATTTTCTTCAGACGTTTGTACTATTACTGCTGGATATTGTTGTGCAGATAGTTCGTCAATAATAAAAGGTTGTCTAGTAGCTTTCTTAATATCTGGACTAGATATGTTAGATATGACTGACAATAAATTACTTGCTATGTTTTCTCTTACGCTCATATTCTTGCTTTCTTTAATTCTTTTTCAATAAATCTATTGAATTGTTTGTTTATAATCTTTTCTGTCGTATTATTAAAGCCAAAAAATTCTCTTTTAGGACTATTCATAACTTGATTCCATAACGCTTTATTTCTTTCTTCTGCTCTAGCAAAACCTAAAGTAATTTTATGTTTGCCTGTTTTTTTTAATGCTTGATTAGGAGTTAAAGCACCTAACATTTTTCCTGAATACCATAAATCAACATTAGTAGGTTTTCCCTCTTTTTCTAATCTTTTAATATAACCCTGACTATAAGGTGCAAAAGGCTTACTGTTAAAATCAATTCCTTTTTGTGTTTTAGTTCTAATAATATCTAGTAATTGAAAACCAGCTTGTTTGACACCTTTGTCTATTGCTCTTTCTAATGCACTTTCAAATTTATCAATTTTTCTAATTACTTCTTTTGAATTAGTTTGAGTTTTAATTTTGATACCTTTAGCAAATTCTCCTAAACCTTTTTTTATTTTATTAACTTGACCTTGTGGTATTTCTGCTTTTTTGGTATCTTTTGATATTGCTTTTCTTATTCCAAGACTTGTAGCAATTCTTAAAAGAATAGGTGCAGCCATTATCTAATCAATCTTCTAAATCCATGTAAAGGCTCTCTTTCGTTAGACACAATAGTTCCATCTGCGTCTACGTCATATTCTACACCATCTTCCAATATCATTCTCCATTCAACATTGTATTGCGACATATAATATTCTGCCATTCTTTCAAATCTATCTTTTTCTGTTTCTGGTCTGAATTTAGTTAATGCTGGTAAAAAGAATCTTCCCAAAAATAGATAAACACCAGCACGTTCAAATTGATCTAAATTAACTTTTGTATTTACCATTTCAGCAGTATTTAAAACTGTGATGTCTGTGAATATGTTTGTCTTATATACAGGAAACCACTCTACTCTTAATTGTCTGAATATATCGTTAGTAGTTTGTGCAAAGAAATTAACTGCTTCTGCTGAATTAGAAGCTACACCAAAATCAAACGCATCTGGTTGATATTTAGTTACATCTCCAGCAACAATAACATCTGCACCCGTATAATTAGCCATTTGTTAATTCCATAATAAATAAATTATTAATAATGATAAAGGAATAGAATACATAGGATTGTTTTTAGCTTTAATCCAAACCCACTTTGACCATTTCTTTAATTTAAGTTTAATTACTTTGTTCATCTTTTTTCTTTCTTGTTTTTTTCTTTTTAGGTTTAAGTTCAACAACATTTTCTTGTTTAACCTCTTTGATTTCTTTTACAACATCTTGTGCTGGTTTAAAACCTCTAAAATCATACATAGCTTTATTAGTTTGATAATCTAATTCGCTTCTAGTGATTGTCTTGTTACCTCTTGTAAGGATAACCATTTTTTCATTTGATAATACTAATTTAACCATTGTTTCTCCTATAAGTTAGTTGCGAGGGCTATTTCTAGCCCCCACAAAGTAAGCATTATTATGCTTGGATAGATGAATCGTAATGTAATTCAATTCCGTAAGAGTCATGGATTTCTCCAACACCGTATACAGAAGTTGCAACGATTTCGTCTGCTCTTAGAGAAGCATCTCTTTGAGTTTCGATTTTAACATCTTGCATCATTGCGATTGCTAGTGCATCTTTATGGAACGCACCACCTTTATAATCACCAGCAGTACCAGTATTTGCCATATTTGAAGTTTCAAATACGTTCATACCAGCTATTTTACCAATGTGTCCTGATCTTAGTGCTTCGTTAGATAGTTCTGTATCTAAACCAGCAAAAGTATTAGTAAAGCCAGATTTAAGGTCATAAGCGATTTTAGGGTGTAGTACAACTTGACAACCATCAGTAGGTAATGCGTTTTCTTTCAAAGTTGAAAGAGCATTAAATAATACTGCTGGAGTGATAGCTGTTGAACCATCTCCTAATGCAACACTAAAGCCATTAAACAAGTTTGTTAAATCTGTATCTTGTTTAGTTGCTAGTGCTTCTCCGAATAACTTACCAATATCTGCTGCAACATTTCTTGGTGCAGAGTTTCTTGCTAGGTCAGTTAGAGTAGTCATAACACCAACTTCAGAAGCTGTAATAGTTACTGAACTTGGGTTGATTGCTGTGTTAGATAAGTCAGTTGCTTCAGCTACTGCTGCTGCACTTACTGCTGCATAGACAGGAACTTCTACTGCTTTTCCACCACCAGAGATCGCATAGTTTTTAACTAAGTTTCTCATAATGGATTTTTCAGATGCTACAAATTGAGCCTCTGCTACTATCTCTGTGTATAGTTCCGATAGTGTGGAACTTGTGCTTTCGTTAGCCATGATATTATCCTATTATTATTATTTGTTTAAGTTAATCTCAACAGCACCTGAATCTCGTTTCTTCCTATATTCTGAATAGGCTTTACGATCTTCTGGCTTTGTTAAGTCCAAGTCCTGTAATGAAAAGGGTTTTACAGTATTACCACCGATACTACTCTGGCTTCCTGAACCAGACCTAGACCCTTGACGGAAATGTGGGTTAGCATCTAAAAACTCTTTAACTCTATCTTCTATCGTTAATAGTTCTCCTTTTGTGTTATATCTTACATTAGAATTATTATCAACTATTTCTATTCTACCATCGTCATTGTATTTAACTTCACTTTTTAACAAAGCTACAACTTGTTGTGCGTTTATAGATTGTTCTTTGTTTGCAACAGATAAAATAGAGTTATCAACTTTTTCTTTTTTAATTTGTTCTTTGTATCTGTTAAGTTCTGAATCTTTTTCAGATAATCTATCTTGCATAATCTTTTCAATTTCAGCTTTAGATTTAGCTTCTTTTAATTGCTGTTCTTTTAAAAGTTCATTCTTTTTGTTTTCTTCCTCTTGAAGTAACTTTTGAACTTTATTTTTTTCAGCTTCTAATCGTGTTTTGATTATGTTATCTAATTGTTCTTGTGTAAAAACTTGCTCTTTTGGTGTTTCTGTTTTTACTTCTTCTTTGATTTCTACTTGTTCATTTTTCGGTTGAACAACCTCTGTTTCTTGCGTCATAAGACTCCTATTTATATTATTAGTTCTCCAGCTTCGTCATACCAATCAGGATTGACATAACTCCATTGGTGTCTGCAATTATAACCCCCACGAACTATTAAAGGGTTACCACCTTTTTTACCTTTCCAACTTGTACTAGACCAAAGTTTATTTACTTCGTCAATAGTAAAAAGTCCACCTTTTCGCTTATCATATACTCCACTTACTACATTTCTGCAAATTCTTCTTGTAGTAGGTATTATATCCCCATAATACTTAACATAAGTTAAACCAGCGTCTTGCGATTTGTTGAAGTTTAATGTTGCGTCAAAATCTCGTAAAGAATCATTTAATATCTGACCAGCATATCTTTTCATGTTTTCTCCAGCACGATCTCTAGCAAATTTAGATTGTAGAGTTTGAACTGATTTATCTACTTGTGCTTTTTTAGCTTTATTAAATTTGTTTCTATTAATGTACGCTATTAGTTTTTGTGCTTCTAAATCATCTGCACTAGCATAAATACCATTGATTGTTTGTCTTAGTTCTTTTTCTAATACAGTAAATTCACTACCTACTAATGTGTTTTGATAAACCTTTTCTGATAGTTTTCTAGTAAAGGTATTAGCTACATCTTTAAACTGTGTAAAGTATTGTTGTTTAAGATTTTGTATTAAAGATAAATCTCCTTTAGTAATTTCTTGAAAAGCTAAAGGAATGTTACCAATTCTTTTGAAAGTTTTTTCTATTCTTTTTGCTTGTTTGTTAAAACCTTGTCTAACAACTGTATCTGACCATGCTAAATACTCTCTATCAAGAATAGCTTTTATCTGTGGTCTGATTGCGATAGCTGATTGTAGTTCTATTAATTTTCCATCTGTTAAAGGTAATCTACTAGCAAGAGATACTACTTCTCTTTCTATTCTGTCTAATGTTTTAATTAATGTTTTGTAATACTCTGCTTCAGCAAGTTCTATTTGTTTAATTCTGTAAAGTGTTGAATCTTTTACTATATCTGGCATTCATTAAATTTCCTCTTGTTCTACTTCTTCATCTTGCTGAACTACTTCGTCTTGTGTAAATTCTCCAACCTCTGATTTAATTTCTATTTCATCAAAAATAATATTTAATTTTTCATCATCATCAACTACTGCTCTAGCTATTTCTTTGTCTATCTCTTTCATTAATGTAGGAGATTGAACATTGATTGCTTTAGCTTGTTGGTAGAACATAAGATCAGTTGCGTAATCTCTAATGTTAAATGAATCTGGGTAATTAATCTCTCCATCAAATTCTACATTTTGAAACATAGCATATAATTTAAATAACTGTTCTTCAGCTAATTGTAAGTTATCAGCTTTTTCTGAAAGTCTAGCATTAAGTAATTCAAATTCTGTTTGTAGTGCAACACCTGAAGCAATATTTGATTTAGTAGTTCTTACTGCCCCTGTGTGTGCTATTCTATTTATAGATTCTACTTTGTTATTAATTGAATCCATAATGGATTGTAAGCTAGAGCCAGATGGTTGTAGTAAATAAGGTTTTAGATTAGGCTCCATTTCGTCAGGCATTTCAATAACTGCACCAGCACCAGCACTTGCATTAACGCTAGGAGTCTTAACTAAAGATGGGTGGTTAGTTAATCTAATTAATTGTTCCATTTCAGAGTATTCATTGTAAATAGATTTTTGTAAGTCTGCTATATCTGTTAAATCAGATTGACCAATTCCTCTTTTATGAGATTTAGAATTGTATAAAATAACTGCTGGTATTTTGCCAATCATGTTAGGTACAGTATCTATTAAAGTAGGCTCTTCTCTTTCTTTCATATAAATTGTATCTATTCTATCAGGATACCATATTCTTAAATATTGACCTTTCTCTCTATCAACTTCTTCTCTTATTTTTAAATAGTTTAATTCATACTTACCATTTGGTTGTCTTTGAAAATTCCAATCTAAAACATTTTCTGGTGTAATGATTGATAAGTAAGGTCTGATGTCTTGTTGTAG